AACTAAAGTTAGCTAAAACATCAGAGTTTTCACCTTCCTTTTCGAAATCAACAGGAGGCGTGTTATCTTTGCGTTGTCTAATTAATTTACTCTGTTGAGAGGCTTGCTTGTCTGTTCTGTTATCTTTACGATTCTCTTTATACTCCTCTCTGCCCTTAAAAATATTAGCTTCCGCTTGTTTTAGTTCTAGGTCGAATTGATGCTTAAGTTTTAACATCTCTGCGTCAAGTTGCTGTTTTGCTTGCATACGTTGCAACTCTAACTCCGCTTTCATTTGCTCCATCTGAGATTCAGATTGAGTTTTAAATTGTTCTTCCTGCATTCTTGATTGAGAAGCAGCTTGAGCAGATTGAGTATTTGATTGAGTCTGCATCTGGATGGCTGCTTGTTGCTTTTCCATCTCTTTCTTCTCTTTTCTTACCTTACGTATCTTCAGTAAACTGTTTGCAAGAGTAATATCTTTTATGCTGCGAATATCAATAGCATCCTCTAAGCCTATCTGTCCTGATTGAATCGATTGCTGAATATTTTGCTCCAACATTTGTCTTTCTTCTTCATCAGGCTCAATTTCAATGAATATACCAAAGTCATGTAGATGAAGTGATTTTACTTCTTGAACAATTTCAAAATTATTTTTCCCTATCATCTTCGCAAAGTCTTCAGAGAAATCAGCATACTCTAGTATATCGGATATTCTGTAAGATATAGCTTCTGCAAGCCTTTTTGTTAGGAATATACCAGACTGAATAACGTGTCTTGTTGCTGTATTACTATTTAAGGCAGCTAGTTTTTGTAAACCTACAAGAGCATATTGATCAGGGTTGCTTCCGTCTCTCGCCTCATTGATGCCCGTTACAGCTCTAATCATGTTGAGCTGGTAGTTGTACATATTAATAAGACTTGCGATCTTAGCATTTGATCCACTGCTAGTTAACTCTTGGATAGGAACTCGAGCGTTGTTAAAGTCACCGTCCTCCGTGTAACTTCTACCGATAACACTACCTGTTTGGAAATACATAGATAGGGCTTCAGAAGGGTTATAAGACGCCCCATTACCAAGGTCTACACTATTTAAACCATCAGCATCAATAAACACACCATCTGGTATCATTTTCGCAACGACCTGTTGTAGTTTTAGGTGTGTTAATTGTATTTGGTCAGCAAAAGGGATCATTCTTTTGACTAAAGAATCTACATTACCTTTTGACATTTTTATGGCAGATGCAATATATGGGGGTAGAGCTTTTTGAAAAGCCGATTTTGGCCTAACCATATTACTCATTACTCCCCACTTTAATAAATGATTTGTTCCTAAAACAAGCACACCTTCATACCATACGTCTATCCTTCTTGCTACCCTTGTAAATCTAGCTTGTTCTGTCTTAGGAGGGTTAAAGTTACCGTCTTTTTTTAACGGCTTTTCGCCACCGTTTTGGTTTTGCTTAACCTTGTATACAACTTCACGATCTGTTTTGTAGCAAAAGTAAAGAAGACTAACGTTAGATTTATCTAAACCACTCTGACTCTGAAGGTTCTGTGTGCTTCTGTAACCATCAAACCTACTTGCAAGTTTTGATATTTCCTCTATTTCTTCCTGTGTAAGACTTGGATTTATTTTTTTTATCTCTGTAACATGTACAGATTTTACCTCTCCGAAGTAATAACAATCTCTAAAATTTGGGTCTTCAGTTGGTGAGTATACAAAATTTACAGGATCAACATACTCTAGACGAACACCGTGGTGAGGGTCAAAAGAGTGTTTCATAGCTGAAATACCAAGAACAACATTATCTTCGTCTATTCTTCTTTTTAGCTCGTCGTATTCGTTAAGCTCTAAAATGGTTTTAATAGCTGCCTCTTCAGCAACCTCCACGCCTTGCTTATACTTAAGATCCATATACAGCCCTAATTCCTCATCAGTCTCTGGTATTTCTTCTTGTGGAAATAAAAATGCATCAACTCCTGTATTTTGCTTTATCATAGACAGCACAGGTTTTGCTGACATATCTGATTGCATATCCCTTTTAAACATCTCCCTTTTCATAGAAGACAAATCATCTACTGCTTCAACTTTAACATCTAATAGCCTATTAGATATGCCATTGACTACAACATCTACAAACTTAGGAATGATAGGGACGGGTGTCCAATCAAGGTTTAAATAAGAAAGATCGCCATTGACGGATAATTCGTTTTTGTACTTATCAACAGGCTGCTGCCCTCTAGCGTACAATCTTCTAGTTAAGTATTCAGATCTTATTTCCCCATATATACTACTTCCATGGTCTCTTGCGAACCATTCGGACTCAATAGCATGCCCAACACGGAGACCATACTCATACGTATCCTTCTCTATGTCTGACACAAATTGATTAGGAAAACCACTGCCTGAAATGAACTTCGGCTTATTTATCATAATCACCTAATAATTTCACTAACAAAACCTTTGTTACTGTATTTTGCAAAGTTAAGATTTATTTGATTACGTTTTTCTTGTCTGTTATTCTTTGTCGTTTGATTTGCCATAATCGCAAAACCCGAACTTACTGTGGCATCAAACCTGGTTCTGTTATTTATATCATAGTTTGCCCAATCCAACAAAGTTCTATTAAAAAACATATTTCCACAACTTCCAAAGTCCGTATCTCTTTCGTCTTTTATCACACCAACATGAGTTTGAATAAAGCTTTCTATACCTTCTGCATGTACAGAAATTACGGATTGAGATGAAGGTATGCCACCGAGCTCTTTTTCTGCTCTTGACAGTATGTTTTTATGTTTATCTGGTCTATTTATAGAAAAAGGCCTGTAACCCCTGTCCTTGAGATAATATAGTAATCTAGGTTTGTTGTTTTCGACAAGAATTGGCATGCCATAAAAATGTAAAGCCATTAACACATCTTCATAAAATATCTCTGCTGTTGGAGGTCTGGATATGTATTCTAGGAAAAACATATTAGTTGGAGCGTCATCCATGTGAAATTTAGTCATTCCATGCAAAGATCCTTTTGATCCACCACCACCAACTGTTCCCGATATATCATATGAGTCACAACCAAAGGCTCCTATATGAGCGTTACCAGGGAACTTACGTCCGTTTCTTTCCTCTACATTGTTCATCATTTCTTTGGATGGTATCCAACTTAAAAAAAACCGACCTTTTCTATCAGGAGAAAACACAACTTCTGTATCCCTTTGACCATTCTTCCAGTAAAAGTTTCCCCTACTTACACTTGATTTGATAGCAAATGAATCGTTGTAATCTATCTGCTCATATATTCTTGTCAAATTAAATAAGGTGTTCTTTGACTCGTCTCTAAACGCATGTGACTCAGTACGTGGGAATTGACGGTAAAATTCATTTAATGCATCTGGATCATTTTTGAGACTATCCACTTCGTTTTGCCAATATTGTAATGCGCTTTGGTGAATGTCATCACCATTTACGCTGGTTATTGGCGAATCTGGTGTCTCTAAAACAGGTTGCCCATACTTATCTATAAACCCCTCCATGTTCCACTCCATAGGAATAAACAAGCTATACATGCCACTTTTGGTTTGTCCGTTTGAGTTGCGTGTTGTGGGGTCAGAGTCATAAAACAGTTTTTTAAAGTTGTTTCCACCTTTATCTAAAGCATTACTTGTTGATCCCATCATGCACTTACCGATAACCCTACTACCAAGCCTCAAACATGTTTTGGTAACCCTCCAATTGTTTAGTATGTTATCTGGCTTTTCCCACTTACCACTTTCATCGTGAACAAGAAGTGCAAGTTTTTCACCATCGTAACTGTTGTCCCCTGTATTCTTCCAATCTATTGTGGTATCTAGTCCCTGTAAGTCACTAATAATGTTTGTGTTAGCTATTGATTTTCTTGTGAGTTTTGATGCAGGAACTCTATAGGCTAACTCAGACTTCGGCCTATCCATACCATCCTGAATTGGTTTGAAAAAAAATGGGTAGTTAACAGATATAGGTACAACTTTATCTGTAAACATTTTTTTTGCATCAGCACCCGTCTTTGACAATATCCCAAACCTAGCATCTGATGTTATGGTGGCTTGATTGACGGCTTCAGCTGATGACATAAATGAAAACCCAGATCTCCTGTTCTTTAAGTAACACATTCCATAACACCTAGAATCTGCTTTACACGCTTCCCAGAATATAAAAAATATTCTATTTGACTCCCTGTACTCCGGCTTACCTATATCAATTTTAGTCCATTGTAGGTACATATAATGACTCCCTGTAATGTACGTTGGCGTTCCTTTGTTGTAAAACCAATAACCATTCTCTCTGTAGTTAAACACCTTTTCGATATAAGGAACCCATGTTTC